GTATACCCTTTTAACGGAACTGATGAAACTAGAAGAACTCTTGCTGCAAACTGTGATGTAGATTTTGATCCTATTAGAAATAGAGGAGCTAATTAATGGATAAACAATTTTTAATTGATAATCATATAGGTGTGTTTAAAAATTTTATGTCAAACGAATTAATAGATAGTTATTTAAATTATTTTCATAACTGTGAACAACAAGGTGCGGTGCATCCAAGGAAAGAAGATGAAACACTTGTTTCTGATAATGCTGTAAATACTATAACAGATATTAATGTTGCAATGACTTACAACAATAAACCTTTTATAGATATGTTTTTTAAAGATGTGTATCCTTTGTATGTTCAAAAATATTCTCACTTAAAAAAATTATCTACACATAATATACTGGAAGTTAAAATACAAAAAACAAAAATAGGTGAAGGTTATCATTTTTGGCATTGTGAAAACGCTCAAATGAAATCAAGAAATAGGATACTTGCTTTTATGATATATTTAAATGATGTAACCGAAGGAGGTGAGACAGAATTTTTATATCAAAAATGTCGTTTTAAACCACAAAAAAATACAATGTTAGTATGGCCATCACAATTTACACATGTACATAGAGGAAACCCACCTTTATCGAATGACAAATATATAATAACAGGATGGGTGGAGTATGGATATTAATATGATTACAGAACCAAAATGGAAATCTTATATTGTTCAAACAAATGACGCAATTTTTACACCAGAACAATGTAAAATGATTATTGATGCTGGGAGAAACGAACCTAAACAAGATGCTTATGTTGGTGGTGATAAAAAAATTAAATCAGGAATAATAGATACTAAAACTAGAACCTCACACATTAGTTGGATACCATTTTCTAAAATGGAAGGTATGTATAAAGACATAGAAAAACTTATGAAAACTACAAACGGAAATCATTTTGGTTTTAATGGAATGCAAATAACAGAAATGGCACAATATACAGAATACCCAGAAGGTGGGTTTTATGAATGGCATGTTGATAATGATGTTAATTTTGTTCATGAGCCACCGGTTAGAAAAATATCTATGACTTGTTTGTTGTCTCCTGAATCAGAATTTGAAGGTGGTGATTTAGAACTAATGTCTGAAAATAAATTTGTTAAATTAAAACAAGGTCAAGCTATATTTTTTGCATCATTTATAAGACATAGAGTTAAACCAGTAATACGTGGTAATAGGAAATCACTTGTTATGTGGTTTGGAGGTACGCCTTTTAAATAATGTTTAGAGAATTACATTTTCCAACACCTATTTATATTGCGGATATAAAACACCCAACTCTCAATCAAGAACTTGAAAGAGATATAATAGCGTGGTCTAATAAAGATAAAGGAATGACAAGAACTAATATTAAAGGTTGGCATTCAGGAACTAATATGCATGAATTACCAGAGTACAAAAATTTAGTTAATATGCTGTATGCTTCACAAAAAACTATTTACGATCAAGAACATTTAGATTCAGAACCTGTGTTAGGTAATATGTGGGCTAACATTAATCCGCCGGGTGGAATGAACAGAGCACACCAACACCCAAACTCATTATGGTCTGGTGTATATTATATTAAAGCACCTAAAAATTCTGGAAATTTAAAAATAGATGACCCAAGATCGGTTGCCTGTATGTCTAGACCAAGGCAAAAAGAAGGTCCAGTACCTACAAGATTATTTAGAGAAACACATTATAAACCTATTGCAGGGCGTTTAATTATGTTCCCATCTTGGTTAATGCACTGTGTTGACCCCAACGAATCTAATGATATAAGAATATCAGTGTCTTTTAATTTTTTACAGAAGTGTATGGTAATATGAGTTTTCAAGATAAAAAATATCAAATAATTAAAAACGCTGTGTCTTACGATCTAGCTAACTTTATATTAAACTACTTTTTACTTAAAAGAGATGCGGTTGATTTTATGTATGAACATAACATACATGCACAGTCCCCTATTCTTGGAACATGGGCTGATACACAAATACCTAATACTTACTCATGTTATGGTGATTTTGCAATGGAAACGCTAATGGTTAAAATGTTGCCTGTAATGAAACAACACACAGGACTAGATCTTATTCCAACGTATTCTTATGCTAGAGCATATAAAAAAGGTGACGAATTAAAAAAACATAAGGATAGACCAAGTTGTGAAATATCTACAACACTTAATTTAGGTGGTGATCCATGGGCAATATTTGTAGAAGGTACAAAAGTCTTGCTTGAAGTAGGTGATATGCTAGTATATAGTGGCTGTGAACTTGAACATTGGCGAGAGCCTTTTGACGGGGACATTTGCGGTCAAGTATTTTTACATTATAATCATGTGAATGGCCCATTTGCTGACAAGAACAAATATGATGGAAGACCTAAGCTGGGTTTACCATCAGGAATAAAAACAGTATTATAATGAGGCTATATGTTACAAAAATTAGGTTTTGCACCTGGGTTCAACAAACAAGTCACAGAAACCGGGGCTGAGGGACAATGGTTTGATGGCGACTTTGTTCGTTTTAGATATGGAAGCCCAGAAAAAATAGGCGGTTGGTCTCAATTAGGTGACGATAAATTAACCGGTGTTGCAAGAGCTATCCACCATTGGGATGATAATGCTGGTGTTAAATATGCAGCAATAGGTACTAGCAGTATTTTATATGTTTTTTCAGGTGGTGTATACTATGACATACATCCAATTAGAGCTACCTTAACAGGTGCTAATTTTACAAGTACAGCAAACTCAACAACAGTCACAATAACTTGTACAGGCAATCACGGTTTGTTACAAAATGATATTGTAATGTTTGACACAGTTTCAGGACTAAGTGGTTCTACATTTACTAACTCTACATTTGAAGATGAAAAATTTATGGTTACCTCTGTAGTTAGCGGTACAGTTTTTACAATTACAATGGCGGCCCAGGAAACAGGGACACCGGTAACAAATGCAGGATCAACTTCTATTCTATGTTATTATACAGTAGGCCCAGCACAACAGCTAGGTGGTTTTGGTTTTGGTACAGGTTTATTTGGTGGTACTGTTTTAGGACCAGCAACTACAACACTAGCAACAGCTTTAACTAACACAACAGGTGTAGTTGTTGTGTTAACAGATTCATCAGCGTTTCCTTCTTCAGGTACAATACAAATTGATGATGAATTTATTTCTTACACAAACAACAATACTACATCAAACACTTTAAGTGGTGGGGCAAGAGGGGTTAACGGAACAACAGCTGCCACACATTCTGCAGGGGCTGCAATTACAAACATAACTTCCTACGCAGGTTGGGGTAGCGCATCTTCTACTGACTTTACTATTGATCCTGGTTTATGGATTCTTGATAACTATGGTACAAAATTAATTGCACTTATTTATAATGACAAATGTTTTGAATGGGATGCAGCTGCCAGTAATGCTACATCAACTAGAGCAACCTTATTACCTAATGCACCAACAGCATCACGTCATGTATTAGTTTCAACGCCCGATAGACACTTAGTATTCTTTGGAACAGAAACAACTGTTGGAGACCCTACTACTCAAGACGATATGTTTATTAGATTCTCGGATCAGGAAAATATTGATCAAACAGATTCATACACAGTAAGAGCTGAAAATACTGCAGGTACACAAAGACTAGCAGATGGTTCTAAAATTATGGGAGCTATTAAAGGTAGGGATGCAATTTATGTGTGGACTGATACTGCATTGTTTTTGATGAAATTTGTAGGACAACCTTTTACTTTCTCCTTTGAACAAGTAGGAACTAACTGTGGATTATTTGGTAAGAACGCATGCGTTGAAGTAGATGGTTCTTCTTATTGGATGTCAGAAAATGGCTTTTTTACTTACGATGGTCAATTAAAATCTATGTATTGTCTTGTCGAGGACTTTGTTTACGACAGCATCAATGATACCTCAAGGGATTTAATTAATGCAGGTTTAAATAATTTGTTTGGTGAAATAAACTGGTTCTATCCTAGTGAAAGTTCTGATGAAGTCGATAGAGTAGTGACTTATAATTATTTAGATTCTTCTGCTGAACGTCAAATATGGACGACAAGTACTTTAGCTAGAACTGCATGGCAGGATTCTGCTGTATTTAACCGACCACACGCTACGTATTATGGATCAAATGATAATGCTTCTTTCGATGTTACTGGTAATACGCAAGGAAGTACTATATATTATAACCAGGAAACAGGGACTGACCAAGTAAATGCAGGCAACATTGCTACAGCAATACCAGCGTTTATAGAATCAGGAGACTTTGATATTACACAAAGAAGAAGTAGTACCGGACAAGTTGTTGGTACACCCGATCTTAGAGGAGATGGAGAATACATTATGAGAATAAGTAGATTTATACCTGATTTTATTACACAGACTGGTGACACTAAGGTTACTTTTACAACAAGAGCTTATCCTAATAGCACACCAGCAACAAAAGAATTTACAATTAACTCATCTAAAACTTTTCAAAGCACAAGAATAAGAGCAAGGTCTGTTGCATTAAAAATTTCTAACACAGCAGTCAATCAAGATTGGAAAC